ACCGCTCGACCCCGGCGAGCAGACCCTGCTGGACAACTACCGCCACAGCGCGCCGGCCGATCAGGCCGCCCTCAAGGCGGCAAGCGGCGCGCGCGCGGCTGCGGCCGGTACAAAGCGAGCAAAGGCGGGGTGACGCAATGACACTGCCCGCCACGGTCACATCAATGGCTGAGTCGTCAGCGCTCACCATCACGCAGCAACGCAAACGGCGCGAGCACGTTCGATGGGCCAGCCTTCAGCACATTGATGCCGTCCGCCCGCAACCGATGGCGGATGCCGCCCTGCTGCCGCTGATCCAAGCGGTGTACCCAGATGCTGGCTCCCGAGAGCTGCGGCGTGAGCTGGACTACTTGATGGAATGCGGCTTGTTGACCATCGCCGAAGAACACGAGACTTGGCGCCTGAAGCTGACCCGCGAAGGCATCGATCTAGTGCAGTACACCACCTCATGCCCCCCAGGCATTGGGCGTCCGACTGCGACTCGATAAGGAAGGTTGTGTATGGGTACGCTTGAATTGACCGGGCGCGTCGAGGTGTCGTACAGCCCCGAGGCGCTCCAGGTTGCGGCGCTCAATCGCGAGGCCACGGTGGCCAAGCGAGCGGGCGACTGGGCGCGCGCCTGTGAGCTGCTGGCGCAGGCCAAGGCGATCGAGGGCGATGCCTATGCCCAGACGCGCCTGGCCAAGTTCCTGCAACAGGCGGGCCGGCTGGACGAGGCGCTGGCCGAAATCCAGTGGCTGATTGACCGCAGCCACGCTCGCGCGCGCGCCAATGCGTCACCCCGCGACGGGGCCGTGATGACGCAGTACATGCGCCTGGTCGAGTTGGTGGGCATCTACGACGACGCCATCCTGATTTGCAAGCGCGCCAAGCGGGCCGATCTGCAGGCCGACTATGAGGCGCGCCGCGCGGCGTACGAATCTCTGCGCGCCAAGCTCGGCGCATTGTCTGGCGAAGACTGGGTGTATTGAGGACGTCAAATTAACCCCACGCGATTGTGTGGTTTGCTTGCGCGTTAATTTGATGTGTATATAATTCTGGTCATGGCAGCACATCGCCGCCACCCGACGCCAGGCGGCACCTGGCTCTCTGAGGAGAAAATCATGCAAGCTACCATCAACGCCGCCGGCATCGCCGAAATTCACGCCTTCCTGGCCGCGCACCACAAGCCAGGCGATCAGGAGACGCGCGCGATCATTGTGAGCTGGGTCGAGGACCGGCAAGCATTCCGTAGCGTGGGGAGACTGACCATGACCAAATCCATCCGCATCGAAACCGATGAGCGCGGTCATCACGCCGTCGTTGTCACGGTCGACGACAAGAGCCGCGTATTCTTTCGCCACGCAACCGCATCGGTCGCCGGCGCTGCCTGCGCCAGCCTGCGCCGCGACATTGCCCGCCACGGAGAGGACGTGATCGGATTCGATGCGCTTCCGGTGGCTGAATACCGCACCACGAAGGCAGGCCGCCGCCTGCTCGTTGCCTGATGGGCGGCAAGCACCGCCACTGGCACCTGGCCTGGTCTCGGCTGCCCAACGGCCGCCTGCGCCACGCCAGTGGCGCCGAATTCATCGTCTCGCACGGCGACGGCCACACCGACATCGACGTCGCGCCAGAGGCCCTGGACGCCTACCAGGCCCACGAGCTGGCGCGCGGTGTCGCGCCGCATGACCTGGCGCAGCGTCTGATCCGCCTGGCGCGCGAGGCCGGTCGCTGGCTGGAGCGCAACCCATGAGCGCCAACGCCACCGCGCCGCGCCCGGTCGGGCGCCCGCCAGAGATCGACGCCGGCCGGCGCGTCCAGGTCTACCTGGACGCCGCCAGCCTGCGCATCGCCGCGCGCCTGGGCGGCGGCAACATCAGCGCCGGCATCCGCGCCGCGCTGGCTGCGCACAATCGCGCGGCCAACAATCCAAAGCGCTTTACTTAGCGCCCCCGCCCCATGCGCGGCAAGCTGTCGCGCATGAACTCTGACACTTCTTTCTCCTTCGGCAAGCTGCCGCGCCTGACCTCGTGGTGGGTCATCGCGCTGGCGCTGTCGGCGCTGGTGTTTGTGCTGTCGCCGCAGCAGCTGCCGGTCAGCCTGTACAAGCTCAACCTGATCGCGCTGGCCGCCGTGGCGGGCTACTGGATCGACCGCAGCGTGTTTCCGTACGCCCGCCCGCGCATCGACGCGCTGCGCGAGCTGGACGCGCCCGCTGATGCGGCGCTGCCGGAGCTGGAGGGCGAGGACGTGCTGACGCTGGCCGCGCTGCCCAACCACGCGGCGCTGTACTTCATGGCGTGCTGCATGATTCGCCGCGCGATCCTCATGAGCGCCACCATCGTGGCCGTGGGCCTGGGGGCCTGAGCCATGGCGCGCGTGCTGCGTGATGTGCTGTGGGCGCTGGCGCTGACGCTGCTGTGCCTGCTGGTGTCGCTGCTGCTGCCCGAGCCGGTGCGTGCCCAGGTGCCGCAGGCGGCGCAGGCGCACAAGCGCACGCTGCTGCGCGCCGCGCATGCCGAATGGGGCCTGGGCGCCCCGGTGGCGGTGCTGGCGGCGCAGGTGCACCAGGAGAGCGCATGGCGCCCCGAGGCGGTGAGCCGCGTAGGCGCGCGCGGGCTGGCCCAATTCATGCCGGGGACGGCCGCATGGTGGTGCGAGCGGGTGGGCCTGACGGCCATCGACTGCCAGCCGCACAACCCCACCTGGGCGCTGCGCGCGCTGGTGGGCTATGACAAGTACCTGTTTGACCTGGCGCCGCCGCGCTACGGCGCGCGCGACCGCATGTGGGTGGCGCTGCGCGCGTACAACGGCGGGCTTGGGCACTGGCAGGCCGAGGCGCGGGCCACGGGCCTGGCGCTGCCCACGCGCCCGCAGGTGGATGCCGCCTGCGGCAGCGCACGCCGCGCGGCGCCGCACTGCGCGGAAAACCTGGGTTACCCGCGCCGCATCCTGATCGAGCTGGCGCCGCGCTACGCCAGCTGGGGGCCTGCACTGTGAGCCGCGCCGCCATCGCCCTGGCGGGTGTGGTGCTGGCGCTGTCCACTGGCGGCGGTGGCTACCTGTGGGGGCACGCTGCCGGCAAGGCGGCCGAGGTGGCGCGGCGCGATGGCCAGGCGGTGCGCCAGCTGGGGCAGCTGATCGACTCGCAGCGCGGGCTGGTGGAGCAGGCCAACGCGGCCAGTGCGCGCCTGCGCCGGGCGGCGGCCACGCGCGCCACGCGCGATGCGGTTTTGAGCAAGGAGTTTCGCGATGCGCTTGCACGCACGGCTGGCGACCGGGCTGGTTGCCGTTTTGACGATGACAGCGTGCGCCAGCTCGGCGCCGCCCGCGATCGCGCTGCCGCCGCCGCTGCCGGCGGCGCTGCTGCAGAGCTGCCCGCCGCCGGGGCCGGCGCCGGGCGCTGAGGTGGACGCGGTGGCGGTGGCCTTGATGGACCTGTACGCGCTGTATGGCCAGTGCGCGGCGCTGCACCTGGAGCTGGTACGCGCGCTGGAGGACGGCCGATGATGGAGCGCCTGACGGACGCCAGCGACCGCGCCACCGCGCGCGAGGCCGAATGGCTGGGCGATGCGCTGCGCGCGCAGGCGCGCCGCGCGGGGCTGGTGGGCAAGAGCGTGGCGGATTCTGCGAGCGACTGTGTGCGCTGCGATGAGCCCATTGCGCCGGCGCGCCGCGCCGCGCTGCCGGGTGTGCAGTTGTGTGTGGCGTGCCAGCGGCGCGCCGAAAAAGAAAGGCGCTGCCGATGACGGTGAGTGTGGATGTGTGGCAGTTGATCGGCTTCGGGCTGGCGCTGCTGTCGGGGTTCGCGACGATCATCGTGGCGGCGGGCAAGACCATCGCGAGCCAGTTCGAGCGGCGGATCAACGAGCGCTTTGACGTGATCGAGCGGGCGCGCGAGGCAGAGGCCGCGGGCATCAGCCATCTGGAGCGCGAGTTCATGCACTGGAAGGCCGAGCTGCCGGTGCAGTACGTGCGCCGCGAGGACTACGTGCGCGGCCAGAGCATCGTCGAGGCCAAGCTGGACGGCCTGGCCGGAAAGATTGACAACGCGGTGCTGCGCGCCGCGCTGGACCAGAAAGGGAGCAGCTGAATGACGCCCACCACCGACACCGCGCGCATCCGCCGCGAGCACCTGCGCTGGCTGGTCGTGCTGACGCTCAACAACGCGAGGCCTATTGGAGCGCTGGAGGGGCCAATTCTGGCCGTGGCGCAAAGCGAGTACCCCGATGCCACGCCGCTGGAGCTGCGGCGCGAGCTGGACTACCTGGCAGGCCGCGAGCTGGTGCAGCTGGCCAAGCAGCCGGGCGGGCGCTGGCACGCCACGCTGACGCGCGCGGGCGTCGACCTAGCCGAGTACACGACCGATTGCGAGCCGGGCATCGCGCGCCCGGCGCGCTACTGGTGAGGGGCGCGCGGCCATGGCACGCAAGAGCACCATCCACCGGCTGCCGGCGGAGGTCAAGGCCTACATCGAGGCCATGCTGGCGACCGGCGCGCAGACGCTGGACGAGCTGATCGCCGACCTGCAGCAGCGCTATCCGGCCGAGGCCAGCGCGGGCGCGCTGCCCAGCCGCAGCGCGGTGCATCGGTACGGGCAAAAGCTGGATCGGCGCCTGGCGGCGATCAAGGCCAGCACCGAGGCGGCGCGGCTGATCCAGCAGCATGCGGGAGACGACAAGGACGCGCGCAGCGAGGCCCTGACGGCGATGGTGCAGACCGAGCTGTTCGAGGCGATCTTGCTGCTGCAGGAGGCCGACGAAGAGGACGCCGACCCGGGCGAGCGCGTGGCGCTGCTGAGCAAGGCGGCCAAGAACATCGCCACGCTGACGCGCAGCAGCATCAATTTGAAGGAGTTTCAGGCGAAGGTGGAGGCCCAGCTGATCAATCGCCAGCGCCTGGCGCTGACCGAGCTGGGCGAGCGCGGCGAGATCGATGCGGCCACGCTGGCCAAGGTGATCGGGGCGGCCTATGGCCTGTGACCATCCACGCCGTCATTGCGAGGCGCCGCAGGCGCCGTGGCAATCCAGTGCGGCGCTCGATGCGCTGCCGCTGGATCGCCACGGCCCGCGGCCTCGCGATGACGGCGCTGGCGTGAGCCGCCATGTCTGAGCGCATCGTGCCCGCCCCGGCCCTGCCGCTCTACCCCTACCAGCGCCGCTGGGTGCAGGACGACGCGCGCTTCAAAATCGGGATGATGGCGCGCCAGTGCGGCAAGACCTTTACCAGCACGCTGGAGCTGGTGCTGGACTGCGTGCGCGCCGAGGCCATGGGCCAGCGCTGCCGCTGGGTGATTTTGAGCCGGGGCGAGCGCCAGGCGCGCGAGGCGATGAACGAGGGCGTCAAGCTCCACCTGCAGGCGATGAGCGCGGGCTTCAAGGCGCACGATTACGACTGGGAGGCCGGCATCAAGGCGCTGGAGGTCGAGCTGCCCGGCGGCAGCAAGATCACGGCGCTGCCTGCCAACCCGGACACGGCGCGGGGCTTTTCTGCCAACGTGCTGCTGGACGAGTTCGCCTTTCACCAGGACAGCCGGGCGATCTGGAAGGCGCTGTTTCCGGTGATTTCCAAGCCCGGCCTGAAGCTGCGCGTAATCAGCACGCCCAACGGCAAGGGCAACAAGTTCTACGAGCTGATGACGGGCAGCGGCGACGGCTGGAGCCGCCACACGACGGACATCTACCAGGCCGTCGCCGATGGCCTGCCGCGCGACATCGAGGAGCTGCGCCGGGGCGCGGGCGACGCTGACCTGTGGGCGCAGGAGTTCGAGCTCAAGTGGCTGGACGAGGCGTCGGCCTGGCTGCCTTTCGAGCTGATCGACGGCTGCGAGCATGCCGCCGCCGGCCTGCCAGAGCACTACCAGGGCGGCCCGGTCTATGTGGGCGTGGACATCGCGGCGCGCAATGACCTGTTCGTCATCTGCGTGCTGGAGGCGGTGGGCGACGTGCTGTGGACGCGCGAGATCATCGAGCGCCGGCGCGCCAGCTTTGCCGAGCAGGACGTGCTGCTGGACGACGTGCTGCGCCGCTACCGCGTGCTGCGCGTCTGCATGGACCAGACCGGCATGGGTGAGAAGCCGGTGGAGGACGCGCAGCGCCGCCATGGCAGCAGTCGCGTACAGGGCGTGCTGTTCACGGCCTCGGCCAAGCTGGACATGGCGGTGCGCGGCAAGGAGGCCTTCGAGGACCGGCGCCTGCGCATTCCCGAGGCGCGGCCCGAGCTGCGCGCCGACCTGCACAAGCTCAAGAAGGTCACCGGCCCCACGGGCGTGCCGCGCTTCGTGGCCGACAGCGACAGCGCCGGCCACGCCGACCGCACCTGGGCGCTTTTTTTGGCGCTGACGGCAGCGGCCGACGGCGCCGGCGCCATCGAATACACCCCCGCGCCGCGCCACCCGCGCGGCTTTGACAACAGCCTTGACACCACGCCCGGGCGCACGCTGCGCATGCGCGCCGACGAGCAGTACGCCGGCGACGATGCCGCGCTGCCCGAGCGCGGCGCCGACTGGTAGGAGAGCCGCACATGGCAAGCACCCTTCCCGTGATTCTTGGCCCGGATGGCCGACCGATGTCCCGCCCCGACGTGGCCGAGCCGCAGACGGCGCGCCTGGCCAGCCTGCAGCGCGAGCTGGCCACGCACCCTACGCGCGGGCTGACGCCATCGCGCCTGGCCAGCATCCTGGGCGCGGCCGAGCAGGGCGATCTGGTGGCGCAATTCGACCTGTTCGAGGACATGGAAGAAAAGGACGGCCATATTGCGTCCGAAATGAATAAGCGCCGCCGCGCCTGCATTTTGGAATGGGAAGTGGTGCCGCCGCAAAAATCCCCCACGCCCATCGAAAAACGAAATGCCGCGCAGCTGGATGAATTGCTGCAGGAGATTCCCGATTTTGAAGATGTGCTATTCGACGTTACCGACGCGATTGGCAAGGGCTTTGCCAATCTGGAAATCGAATGGCACCGCGTGGAAGGCTTCTGGCTGCCAAAGACGGTGACGCACCGCC